CGCTTACTGTAACAAGTGCTTCGTGAGCATCTGATCCAGTTGTAACCTTGTTAACGAAACCTTCCATAATTGAAAGGAATGGTGAAGTTGTACCATCGCCATTAATAGCTAGGTCTTCAATATCATTAGCAAATGCATTGGTCATCAAGCGAACTAGATGATCTTCCAACGCACCTCCTTCAATATTGTCTTCAAGTGCTTCAGTTGAAACTTCCCAGTCAAGACGAATCTTCTTTGTAGTCAATTCAACCTTTGAGAATGTTGCACCTGCGTTTGTGTAGTCGTTGCTTGCCTGTGCAGCAGCACGGATTACACGCTCACCAACGTTAACTTTTTCAAGTTCCATTGTATTTGCTCGCATAGTAACTCTACGACCATCTTTGGCGAGAACTGTTGCATCCCACACATAGTCGATGAAGCGGCGAGCCTGCTCTGGAAGTAGTATACCGCCTGGAGTACCAGTTGGATTAACTGCGTTTGGTCCTGCGGTTGTACCCCATGCAGGGGTTGCAATGTTACCTAGGTTTGCACCAATATCATTTGATGTAGGGCTTGTAGCCGTAGCACCTCCGATATCACCTGAAGCAAAAGCACCATCACCTGCGTGTTGGTGTGCTACGGTTGGAGCACCTGGATAATTTTTTACGATTTCTTGTTCCGACATATTGTTCACCTCCTAGTGAATATTACCTTATTTAAATAGGTCGGCATTTGTGAGGAAACGGCCGCCCCATAGGGATTTTTGAGTTCTCGTTTCTGAAAACTCCTGCACGATCTCGCCTAGATCGCCAGACTTGCGGAAAGCTGTATCTTTTTCTACAAGATCAACTCGCTTTCCAAACTCATTAAAAGAACCCTTTACTTGGCTAACCTCACTTGCTACAGACTTTACTTCACCTGTAACGGTTTCAAGGGACTTTGTTATTGCATCAACATTGGCTTGCATAGCCTTAACTGTTTCTGCAAGATTGCTCAAGGCATTAGTTAGAGAATTATTAATATCGGCAACAGACTTTGCAATCTCTGCTGTTGCATCAACAACTGCATCTACTGACTTTTCTGCTGCTTCTTCAGCAACTGGAGCATCTGCAAATGGTGCATCTACTTCTGGTGCTGCCTCTACCGCTGGCTCTGCTGCAGGTGCTTCTTCCGCAGGAACTTCTGCTGGAACATCTGCTACAGCGTCTGCTGGAGCCTCTGGAGCAACCTCAACATTTTCAACAACTTCGTCAGACTTTGCAATCTCTACATTATCTACGATTGTGGTTTCTTCTGTCATAGGATTTTCCTCCTTTGTCATCTTAATTGTTCTAATGCCTTTTGCACTATCAACTAAGAACTTTACTGTTTTTATATCTTCTTGATCTTCAACAAATCCAATATTCTTCATAGAAGAATTACAAGATGGACAACTTTCATCTGCATCTTTTGATAAACGAACAATGTCATCCGTACCGCACCAATAAACTGTATCAACTACAGCTTTTGCAAGATATCCACCAAGCTGACCCTTTTCAATTGAGATAACATTAGCAAATTGATTTGCTGGATTGTCTACAAGAGAAAGTTCATGTAAGTCGTATTCTTTAATTATACGCACTGATTTATCAACTTTTTCATCGTACATATCTTCAGTTTTTGTTATATTGCCACCGATAGAAAAACCAGTTAGTGTGCCGTCAAGAACTTTTTCCCAAGTATCTTGTGCACCTTTTGAAACATATGCAGAGACGTATACACCACTATAAAACTTTTTATCTTTTGGGTCAAAATAACGATCTTCTTTAAAAGAAACAACCTTTCCTACAGCGCTAGGCTGATGCATTTCACGAAGATTTCCACGGAATTTTTTAAATGCCTCTATACTTGCTTCTGTGGTAACAATGTCACCCTGCTTATCTACATTATCTAAAGTAGCAAAGCCAGAAACAATGCGGCGTTCTTGATCTACCTTGCCAATTGGCATAGAGAAGCGAACGTTGTCACCATCAGTAATCCAGTGTGCTTTATTTATAGTCATGGCAGTATTATTATATCATTTGTTTATAATAGTTTCTCAACTATTGAGATGATCTTCCCTCACCTTGTGGATTTCTTCCAGAAATAGTAGTAGGGGAATCTGAAGCATTATTTGTTCTCTCTGCGTCTCTTTCTCTGGTGCCAGCTAAGTTTGCTCTGGCATCAGTGGCTTGTCGTGGAGACATTATAAAAGGGCTATCACCATCTGGGCGTTGTGACATATTAAGCATTTCACGAGCCTCATTAGGGGTGATAACCTGGGTTTTTACATAGCGCTCAATAATCTGAGACTGTGCAATTTCATCTGTTAGAGTCAATTCATTAAACTTTAACTCTAAAATATCAGTCTTTTCTTTAATAATCTTATTTACAATTTTCTCTAAATGACGTTGAGCTGGGCGAGATACCTGCTCTTTAAATGTTCTGTCTTGAGAAAGAGCTGCAGCAATAGCAGCAGAATCAGATCCACCTAGTTTGGAAATAGGGACTTGATGGGCTATTAAAATCTCATCACGGTTTTGTTTACGATATTTTTCAAACGATCCTTCTTGAACGCCACTTTCAATAGGCTGCATATTGAAATCAACTTTATTATTATCAGTGTCTCCAGGAAGAGGTATATAGAGGGTTCTATGATTCTGACCCTTTAAGCTAGTCTGCATAAACCTAAACATCTTGTCTTCTGCATCAGCAGATAGCTTTGCACCTTTAACAGTAATTATATATCTTGGCACCGCTTTATTTTGGAAATAATCAATATTGTATTGTGCTGCTAAAGAGTCTCCTATTAAAGCAGAAATTGCAGACAAAACATCTGGAACACCGTAATATGTATTTAATGGAGAATACTGCTTAAAATGCAAGATTTCATTTGGTCTTGGATCGGATGTAAGTGGGTTATTGTTTGTAGCTCCAAAATTTCTAAAATATACTAACTTCTGTCCAATAATTTGTACATATCCGTCACGTAAACGTCGAACACGAATTGTTGTTGCTGGTATATGCCCAACATATCCAATTTCTCCAGTTACCGTTCTACCAATTTCAAGGAATCCATTTCCAGTTGCCTGTACGTCGGTATAAAACTTTTCCATTGTTTGCTGAAATGTGTCTTCATCATTAAGAGATTCTAGCCAATCACGAACCTCTAACTTCATTCTTTCAATACGGCGACGAGCACGATCTACTTGTTCTGCATCATCATTCATTTCAAATCTAAGCATTGTACGATCTGTTAAATCAAATTTATATCCAAGTCCTACAACGTTTTCCACTTTAGCATCAATAGCAGCATGATTAGCAAAAGAAGTATCATAATAGCTTGCTAATTCATATGTGTTATACGGTGGTGTAATTACGTCAAATAGACCGTATCCATTTCTATATACCGTTCCAGGATTTATCTGTTTTGACTGAGCTCCGTCTTGACCGCTTTGAAATGCTCCAGCATTTTCTAAATATCTTGGAGTTGGCTCTACTGCTGGATATCTTGGGCTGTAGACATCTGATGGAGGAACATATTTTGAAATATTTCTTGTTGTCCTACGCTTAAAGTTTGTATCTATTCCAGAAAGATCTTTTAATTGATCCCAGGACTTTAAAAATGGATCTTTTTCTTTAAAAGTATTTTCATCATGATACTCTGTATTTAAACTTGCTTGAATATATTCAAAATCTTCACTCATTCTCGTACGCATCTCTTCCATGTTTATTTAATGTATCTTGTGCAGCCTTCCAAGCTCCAAGATCGTTCATAGATGGAATAAGCCCTTGCTTCATTCTATCTAACTGCTCAGAATGCTCTTCTTCTGAAATTCTTGTTAGGCCAGGAATAAATACTGCCTCTCCTTCACCATCATCACCATAATACTTTGCTGCATTCTTAAGTTTGGTAATCTGTGCTATATCTCCACGTACAGATTCAATATTTAGTACGCTACCTTCTCCATCAGTGAACCATTTTCCATCTGATTTCTTATAAACATATAGACCCCAGTTATATTTTTTTTCAATTACCTGACGACGCACATTTTTGACAAGTGGTTTACCAGTTTTTTGACTAATTAAAGGATTCATGTACTAAAGTATACCAGACTATACTGGTGTACCCACCCTTATAGTCCAAGTTGTTTGACTATATACCTTTATTTTATCTGCATCTACCATAAGTCCCTCGTCATCATCAATTATTATTTTGTTTGTTCCAACATAAGATTTATATACGTCGGACGGATTTACACCATATAGCTCTGAGGCAGATATTATTAAAACACCTTCCCATGTATAGTTATTTAGCCAATATACCCACTCATATTGAGATAAACCATCTTCTTTTACTCTAGCCCATGGTCTATTTATTGTACTTTGAACCTGCTGCAAGCTATTGGCTTGATAATACGCAATATTATTAAATACTATAGGGCCATTAAGATTAAGTGATCCAAGATATGAGTCAAACACGAGAGATGTTGAAAACGCTACTCCAAGAACTCCCCACTCTTTTACTGTAATTACTGGCTCACGAACTATTGCCCCATTCCAATAATA